AGGCAATACCTAAGACAATTGAAGAAGCACCTTCACTCTTTAAGAAAGTAGTTATATTATAAAAGTTCTTTCTAATAGTAGGATCTTGGAAATAAAAATAAGGTGTTTGATAAACACTTAAAATTTCAGAACCATTAAAAGATGTACCTACTTCTTGTCTATGAACTTTACCAGCAGAATCACCATGAATGGCTATTTCATCTGTACCAACATATCCACTAGCAGCACAGGTAGCATAAAAGTTAAATAGAGAACTAAACTCAAAAGCAAGTCCACCACTCTCTGCTTGTCTAAGACCACCTAACAATCCAGTAGTTCCTTCCACTGGAGATAACAATCTAAACTGTGATTTCTTTCTAATAATAACTGTACTTAATGTTTCAGGATCAATAGACTCTGCCACAATTTCATTAATCAATGAGCTAACAGTATATTGAATCTGTCTAGAAATGGTTTCAATTTCAACGTCACCAATTCTATTAGTACCAGAGATAGGTCTAAAACCATCTGGCCCTAAGAACAAAAGGTTACCACCAAATTCAACAACACTGTCTGGAACTAAGCAGCCAAGGTTTGTCGTAACTTCTGACAATACAAAGTCAGCTACGTTAGTACCCGTCAAACTCTTAATAGCACTCTTACCAAAGATATACAACGTATCACGAAACTGCTTGATCTGAACAATATCAAATCCAACATTAATAATACCAGCACCATTAGCTGGATTGAAATCTGTCTCAGCTAATGGGGATGAGAAATATAAATTGTAGGGATCTGTAGGATCACCAGCTAAGAATAAATGATTCTTAAATGGAGAAGAATACTTAGGACTGTTAGGTGCATTAGCATGTGTAACTTGAGTGTATGTTGTGCCATCATAGATAGCAGCAGGATTAATACCATCAGTTAAAACAATCCTAGTAGTGTTCCAATTGTATTTAGAAAACCTTACCTTCTTAACACCAGTCATTGTAACTGTGCCGGGTGTAGTAATAGCTGACCAAGTAGAACTACTATTCACCCACTTATAAAAGTAGTTTGTTCCTGCTGATGGTTTTCTACAAGCAAAGATACCATCATTCAAAGTCTCAGCTACCATTACACCAAGAACACTACCTGTTCCTGTCACAGTGCCATATGAATTATTATATCCACTAATCCTTCTGTAACCACCAGTTATAGATGATTCATAATTTATAAGTTGTACAGCAGATCCGGGAGTAATTTCACCTTGAGACAATACGTCTCCATTGGTGTTAAGACCACCAAGGCAAGAAACTTTAAACCCGTTAATCTTATCTGACATTAGAACACTCTAGCAGTAGAAGGTGTTTGAGTGATCATTGAAGATCGCATAAGATTGGTTTCTCCAATCAACAGTCTACGCATCACTTTGATACCCTTCTCAAAGTTATCTCTGTGCAAAGCAGCACCTTGATCATTAGATCTAAAGACCATCATGTACATCATTGCACCATCAATCAATACATTTCTGAATCGATCAGGAACAACACATACATCTGTACCAATAGTTAAATCAGTAGGGAAGTACCAATAATTATAGTCAATGATATAAGAAGCATTGGTAATTGGTGTTACACCAAACGATGCATTGTTTGGTACATCGTAAACATACAAAGCAGATCCCTGACCAGAAGTTCCAGTCTGATCTTCTTTTGGTTTTTGTGTTTCTAAATAAGAAGTGTATGTAATGTAAGGAAGCTTCTTAGGTACATTACCCTGAGCTTCAAGTCTATTTAAATAGAAACTATCCCAGTCTATACTGGACATATTTGTTGGAAAAGTATACAGTCTTTGTCCGGCTGTAAGTGTCTGTGAATAAGACGAAGACACAAAAGGCCATTCTTGAGCAGAGTGCATCAATTCTCTAATGGATGAATTGATTGCGTCTTTAGCAAGACTTTGGATATTTCTTGCATTATCAAACTCAGTGGAGTCCATTTGAACTTCATTAAGTCTGCGTAGCAATTCATTCGTTAAAGAAAGGTAGGTTGCCATAACAATAAGTAAATAAAAGGAGAAGCCCCTTTTGAGGACTTCCCCTTACGGACTTAGATTTGAGTACGAGACACAGAAGCGGGGCCAACACGGTCTTGTGCGTCAATGATGACAGCAAAGACACGGACTGAACCAGCAGAGAGAGCTGTAGTTGAAGCAGCAATCAGCAAGTCTAATGTATCAGCAGACTGAGATACGATTGGGTAACCAGCAGTTGCAGGAGTACCATAAGTACCGACAGCAGTTGCAGCAGCCAATGTAGCAGCAGAAACATAAGCAGCAGCAGTAACACCAGTTACGCCTAAGCTCATTGTTACATCGCCAGTGATAGCAGACAACACTTCATAACCAGCAGCCAACACAATAGATTGTGCAGGAATCTGGAGAGCTTCGATAACGTCAGCAGCAGCCAAGGCAGAACCTTTAGCAGTTGTGGCGGTAGCAAAGTTGATTGTGTTTTCTACAACATAAGGCATGTTGCGAAGAGCACGGCTGGGGTGAGTACCTGCACCAACAGCATTAGAGAGAGTAGTAATAGTTGCCATTTAGTTTCTCCTTAAGCAGCGTTGTATTTAGCAGTAACCAATGCCTCAGGACGCAAAATCTTGCGACCATAGAGATGCATACCACGCACGATGTCAGCGAAACTGTCGGGATCACGATAGGTTTCAGTCTTAGTGATCTGTTGGGCAGTTGCCACAGCAGAGTCATGACCACCAACGATAACACCGAAGTTGCTGTTTTGGTTAGCTGTACCAGCAGTACCAGCACCAGTACCAACCTTAGGCAAGTTGTTAGAAACAAACACACGGAAACCGTGCAAGTTGTCTACAACCAAACCATTTTGCAGACCAGTACCACCGAACAAATTATTGAACAAGCGTGAGTCTTCGTCTTTCAACAGTTCGATGAAGATGGGATCAACCACCAACCAACGACCATTGGTATCAACAAACTGTTGATCCATCAAACGACCCATACGAGCAATCACTTGCAATGGTGTAGCTGTTGCTGTTGGAGCAGCAGTAGCACCGGGCAAACGAGGAGCCAAAGGAATGGAATGATCACCAGCAGAGGCTGTGGTAATATTACCAAAGCTGCTCTTGATCAACTTCATTGTAGACAACAACTCATCAGAACCAGCGGCAGCAACTGCCTTAGTACCGGGGGCTGTTGTACGAGCAGTGTCAGGTGTAACATGCTTGGCAGACTGATAGTAGCCAGACAAATAACCCAAGACATCTTGATCATACTGGTCACGCAAACGATATGCTGCACGATCAGAAGCCATCTGCATGAAGTTCACATGTGAGTGAGCAGCTTCGATGTCATCAATCTTGAATGCATAGTAGTTAGCCTGATCAACAACCAATGTGAAGTCTTCGTCATTCAGGTCTTGTGCTGTGATTTGTGTACCACGAGCATAGTTCTGAACAGAAACTTCTGGCTCTTTGATGATCTTGACAGAGTCGCCCATGTTGGCGATTTCACCGAAGTAGTCATTATTGGTAATGGCTTCGACAGTGGATGATTTACGGAATGCAAGTTGTACTTGCTTGGAATAGATTACGGGGCTAAAATTACCATTGGGTAAATTGCCGTAACCTACAGCTTTTGGAAATGCCATGATTTATCCTCCTAAGATATAAGGGCATATAATTAAATACGCTTTACATCACCTCAGAGGCTGTGTTCTATCGGGTGTGTAAATAGGAGGAACGCCTTCCTAAAATCTACAGGCCAACAAACTTCAGGTAATTCTGATAGCTTACTGTTTTGCGTTAACTTTTCTAGAGCCTAAGGTGGTTATTGCGGTAACGGCTTAAGCTCCAGAGGGAAAGGCCACAATGTGACCAATGATAAAGTTATATCAGTAATATAACTTTTGTCAATACTTATCGAGCATTACCACTCAAATCGTATACAAACTTACCAGATTTCATTGACTTAGCAATGGCTTCTTGATTAGCTTCATACTCATAGCTGCTCATCTTATTCACTACAGACTCATAGAAAGTACCATTACTATCCTCAGGAGTAGGGGTAGAACGAGCACCTCTAGTGCCTACGCTCTGTGCTGCTTCTTTAGGACTAGTTTCTTTCTTAGTCTTAATACCTTTGTCTGATTTATATAAGTCAATGGCACGGGCTGCTGCTTTAGCATCCGAGTCATTCTCATACAAAGCTTGCTGCACCCACTTAGGTTGATCTTCAACCCAGTCATGGAATGCATCATCGTCACGGATAAGACCAAAGTCTGGATGCAAACGCATCAATTCAGTTTCAGCTCTTTCCTTAGCAGTCTGTAGTTCTCTTTCGTCAAGCTGACGGAAGCGATCTTCAATTTCTTTAGATTGTTCCTTAGCCTTCTTCATGGCAATGGTTTCAACAATCTTAGCAACATCAGGATACTGTGCTGCCCATTCATTAAGCTCATCTTCAGTTTTAGGAAACTTAATTTGTTTAGTAGTAGACTGCTCCAGTTGAGACTTCAATGCATCAATCTGGCTTTGCAGTTGCGTTTGTTGCTGTTGAGAATGCCTACGAAGATCACCATAACGCTTCTTAAAACTCTTCTCTTCTGCACTCTCTGGCTCAGCACCAGTGTCTTGAGTGGATTCTTCAGAGGGGTTATTTGCCTCTTGAAGTTTCTTCAACTCTTCTTCATCTTCCTTAATACGCTCCTCAGTGGAGTTTCGTTTACCAAAAGGAGAAAACGCTTTTACTTCTTGCTTTTGATCAAGCACTACTTCTGTTGTCATAACATACCTTTAAGTTGGGGCTAACTGTAGCTGCATATGCAGGGAGATAGGTAGCCATATGGTGGGAAATTGTTGATACTCACCAGCCCACCTCTGGCTTGAGTATTCTAATTATATATTACTTTTTAGATTTCTTAGATCTTTTAGTTACAAGGCCACCTTTGGCTAAACCACCACCATCGCCACCACTGTCACCAGATCCACTATCACCTGCTGAAGCACCTGATGTTCCACTACTACCTTCGCCAGCACCATCATTACCACCATCATTGCCGGAACCTTCTGTTGTTCCAAGTCCATCACCATCAGCAGCATCAGAATCAGTAGAAGCAACAGCATCAGTTACAGCAACAGAAGTGTCTGTGTCATTTGAAACAATTCCACTAATAGCATTAGCTGCCATACCAATAGCAATACCAATAGCTGAGTTACCAATAGAAGTACCAGAGATTCCTGAACTTGTGCCTACAGAGGCTCCACCCTCAGTAGTACCTCCACCATCTCCTCCACCAGTACCACCAGAATCTCCAGTGGCAGTTGTATCTGCCTTAGTATCTGTCTTGGTATCTGTTTTAGTTTCTGTCTTAGTAGCTGTTGTATAAGCGTCTGTAGTTTCTTTGTAACCAGAAGGAATGGCACTAGCTGGTTTGCCATTGAAGTAGGTCATATACATAGTTTGACCTGCATCATTTTTAAGCACACGAACATCTATTGCAGAATTTGTAATGGCAGTACGATTGATACCATACTTAGCTAACAAATCTTTATCTGCTGGAGGAACAACTACAGCACCACCAACAGCAAAGTTACCCTCACCACCACCTTCTTTATCAACTTCAGAAATGATGTCATCAATCTCTTGACCAAACTCATCACCATGTAAAGCCTCTGGATTATTCACTTGATCAGAATTACCCATCTGACCAATCTCATCCATACGAGCAAGACCAGCTTTAGCTTCGTCACGAATCTTCATCAATCTTTCAAGACCAATATAACGAACAACATCCGCAGGGATAACAAACTCTCCCTCACTAAGCTTAGCAGAAATATCATCTCTCACTTCACTCTGAAGCGCACCGGGAGGAACATCATTACCACTCACTGGATCTTTAGTACCGCCTTGCTGATTCATTCCACCCTCAGCAAATAAGGTGTTCATTTCATTGTTCAACATTTACTTCATCTCTCAAATATTTAAGATGTCGTAAAGCAGCAATAGCTCCTTGTGCTTTAAAAACATCACTCATCTCTACTGCTTGTTCTAGCTTTCTCTGTTGCTGAACTACGTTGTAGTCCAACATATCACAGAAGGCTTCCCACTGTAAGTGGTTGCTAGTAAGCGGCTTAAGCTTGGGGAGGAACGGCTTGTTGTTGGACATTACCTGCAAATCCTTGTTCACCCGGAGCAGGTGCTG